ATGATATACAACAACATACTCGAAGCAATCGGCCACACTCCGCTTATCCGACTTAACCATATGGTAAAAAAGGGCAGCGCTGATATCCTCGTCAAGTTCGAGGGCCTCAACGTAGGCGGCTCGATAAAGACAAGAACTGCTTACAACATGATAAAACACGCCGAGCGTGAGGGCAAGATAACCAAGGATACCATAATCGTTGAGCCTACCAGCGGCAATCAGGGCATCGGTCTCGCTCTCGTAGGAGCTGTAAAGGGCTACCGCACCATTATCATCATGCCCGATTCCGTCAGCGAAGAGCGCAGAAAACTGGTAAGACACTACGGTGCAGAGGTTATGCTCATCCACGATGACGGCGATATCGGAAAGTGTATCCAGGAATGCCTTGACACTGCTCTCAGAATGGCTGAGGAGGACAAGAACGTTTTCGTTCCTCAGCAGTTCTCCAACGTGAACAATATAGGCGCTCATAAGTACCACACCGCTCTTGAGATACTGGAGCAGACAGCTGTCAGGATAGACGGATTCTGCTCGGGAATCGGCACAGGCGGTACTATCACAGGTATCGGTGAAGCTCTCAAGGCTCAGTATCCCGATATGGTCATATGGGCTGTCGAGCCCGAAAATGCCGCTATCCTCGCAGGCGGAAACATCGGTACTCACCTTCAGATGGGCATCGGCGACGGTATAATCCCCGATATCCTCAACCAGAATATCTACGACGATATCTATATAGTTACCGACGAAGAGGCTATCCAGACCGCCAAGGACTTAGCATCAAAGGAAGGCATCATGTGCGGTATCTCCAGCGGTACTAACGTAGCCGCCGCTATAAAGCTGGCCGAAAAACTGGGCGAGGGCAAAACAGTCGTTACTATCCTCCCCGATACCGCCGAAAGATACTTCTCAACTCCGCTTTTCGAGGACTGATGTAATTTCTGTAATAATAAAACCAAAGGGCGCTCGGAAAGCGCCCCTACAAATCGTATATTTCCCGTTTGCTTATGTAGGGGCGAGTTCCGCTCGCCCTCCCCTGATTGGAAATGTAGGTAATAACTTATGAAAACCTCAATTGATATTTTAATTGAAAGAATTTAATCAGGTGAAAAAATCATCTGCAAAAAGTGCCAAAAAGGTACAGTGGTCTACGAGCATAAAGAGGGGCACAAATTTCCAGACATTTATTGCAACAATCCCGACTGCAATGCAAAAGTTATATTTAATTAAACCGCCCTGCAATGAGCGGTTTTATTATAACCATTTGAAAATATATACCAAAAAGACTTCGCAGAACCAACTGCGAAGTCTTTTTTACTTATTCGATCCCTGCCTGCTGTTTAGCAGCTGTGAGGGTATTTTTCATGAGCATAGCGATATAACAAAGCGATATTTCAGCTATATATCGCTATTCTGCAATTTTACTGACACCTTCCTGACACCCATTGTTCAGGTATTCGTCCAGTTTATTCATGCTTTTCTGTTTGTACCGGCTGTCGAGATGAGTATAGATCGACATCGTTGTTCTTATGTCGTTATGGCCTGCCTGCTCCTTAGCAGTCAGTACATCTATTCCGGCAAGATAGAGCATTGTTATAAATGTATGGCGACACCAGTGAGGCGTGAAGCGAGGGATAACAAACGGTGGATCCTCCCCTTCTTTAACTATGAAGCTTGAAAAGTCACCGTACTTTCTGTTCAGCTTATTCAGATAGCTGTCCCACTTCCTGTTCCATGTCTTGGTGTAAAAATGGCCACCCTCAGGAGCAGGGCATACATATAAAGAATTGCTTCGCTTAACACTGCGGAGATAATCCGCAAGTAAAGAAGGAATGTATACAATTCTCATTCCTGCTTCTGTTTTAGTCATAGGCTTGACAGTAAACCTTCCGCTTATAACCTCAGCAGCTTTGCTGACAGTGATAGTCTGTTTATCCAGGTCAATATCGGTCCAAAGCAGAGCAACTAACTCTCCCCTTCTCAGTCCTGCAAATGTCATTATCATTGCCGCAGTCTGCATGAAGTCAGGAGTATCGACTATCCACTGTCTTTCTTCCTCAGTCAGAGCACGGCGGTCAGATAGTTCTGTCTTCTTTGGTATCTTGACATTTACAGCAGGGTTATAGTCCATTATCCTGTTGTCGATCGCAAGCTGTATGATCTGCTTTGCCGCACTTTTCAGCATCGAAAGCGATGTCGGTGAGAGATCCGAGTTATCAAATATGACATTCTGGATATCAGACACGGTGAGCCTTGTGATAGTTGACTCATCCAAAGCTGAAAGCCTCTTTGATATACTGCTGTATGAATTGTATCTCTGAACTGATACGGTATTCTTTTTCAGCTTCAGCCACTGGCTTCTCCAGAACCCGAACTTATCATTGTTAGCGGTAACATCAAGGCCTTTTCCGAGAGCGATCTTCACATCCCTGACCTTGGCTTCAAGTTCCTTCTGAGTACCCGCATAAACATATTTGTACTTTGCCTTGCCGTCAATGACCCCAAGATATACCTTTGCCTGCAATCTTCCGTCAGCTCGTTTCTTGTTCCTCAGTCTCGGCATAAGATCAGCTCCCTTCTTATATTTATGCTATCCCCCCTGCGGTGTTCTGAACACTGTGGGGGATTTTTTATTTCAGACAATATTGTCTCAATTCAGTCATCTTATTCTTCAAATACTCAATAGAAGAACTATCGAATTCTGAAAAATATAATTTAAGATCATTTTCAGCTTTATCAATATTATTTGCTTTTGATTTTTCAGTTTTTAAGGTAAAGCATTTTTCACGTAACTTTTGGCTTATTCTGTCAATCAATCTCTTAATTGCTTCCTGCTTTTCTTTTTCCATAGTTTTTATGAATTTAGAAGGTTTATCACCTGTAAATTTGACCTTGCCTTCCATTTTGGATAATTCATATAAACGGAACAGTGCAAAGCCGTATCTACTAAAAAACACTTCCGGATTCACTGTTGAATTGATGAGGTTGACACTTTCTCTTACCTGCTTCAGATACTGGGGGGCAATGAACTCAGCCTCTTTTGATGAATAATGATTTTGCGAACGTGCCCCAAGAGAGTACTTTTCATATGGATTACCTGAACTCTTAAACAGCCCCATATATTGCCTCCTTTACTCTGCCAACTCAGCTACACCTATTACTCTACCCTTACACTCTATATCTCCATCCGCTGGAGAAATATCATCATACTCAGGATTACGTGAAATAATACAGCCATTGCCAGCTTCTTTTATATATCCTTTTCCATTTTGAATAAATAAACCAACTTGACCGATAGGAACCTCTGATGTTAATTCAATATAAACGATATCGCCATCATAGTAGTCAGGCTCCATACTCCTGCCCTCAACTTCAACAGCAAAATCGGCATGTCGTGCCTCTGCGGTATCAACCACTTCAATTGCTTTCCATTGATCGGGGTCGTTAAGATCAAAACCTATTCCTGCTGACACTTTATTCTCACTAAGTTTGCGAAAAGTGAACGAAGGTTTTTTCTGCACTTTACAACGTTTTGATTCGATATCAAGAATGCTATCAACTGCCTTTTTTCCATATTCATCAAGAGTATTGTATTTTTTTGTTCGTTCTGAGTCTATCCCCCATAGTTCCGCTGCTGAGATCGGAGCAGTTTCTATTGGAATTTGCTTTTCAAAATTTAAATTGCAGTGTTCATCTGCAAATGCTAAATAGCTATTGCCTTTATATGTTTCAATAACTAAATAAAAATGATGATCCGTTTCACATTGAAATTCAATGGCAATTCCACGGCTTTTTTCACTATTAAAGTCAACATTTAATGTGCGAATAAAATGTGTACATTCATAGCCGCAAACAGGACATACAAGCATAGCATGGTCATCATCTAATTCACGAGGTACAAAGTCGAACTTTATCGTATCGGATAACAGATAATCTATTGAAACTTCAAAATAATTTGCAATCTTTTTAAGCATCAACAAATCAGGTTCACGTTTATTAGTTTCCCACATTGCGATAGTACTTTTGGAAACGGAAAGAATATCAGCTAAATCTTGCTGATAAAGATTCTTTTTATTTCGTAGTTCTTTTAAAATATCTCCCAACATATAAATCACCTCTTGTGATTATTGTATCACATTTCGTGAATAGTGTCAATAAACTCTCAACAAATTTATACTAAGTCACGAAATGTGATTTTATATATTGACAATTCACACATCGTGAATTATAATTAGTTTAGTTCACAGTTAGTGATTATTCAAAAATAACAATAGGACTGGAGGTGATTTAAAATGATTGCAATATACAAATACCGCACTGCGCTGCATATGACGCAGACTCAGCTTGCGGCACTTGTAGGAGTAACGCCTAACGCAATTACACAGTATGAGAGCGGGGCGAGGAAGCCCAACATCCTGATGCTCAAAAAGCTTGCAAAAGCGCTGAACACAACAGCTGATGCGCTTTTAGAGCCAATTGACGTAGAGGAGAAAAATAACTGAATAATGAAAGGAGCATGACTATGAAAATGACCAAGCAGTTCACAAGCTGGAATCAGCTGCCGATAATACTTGATGTCCCGCAGGTCGCCTGTCTGCTGTGTCTCCATCCGAACACAGTGACAAGGCTCTGCCGCAACGGGAAGCTGACAGGACAGAAAATAGGCCGTGAATGGCGCATAAACAAATCTTCTGTCATGCAGTTCATGAACTACGAGGAGGCAGTATGATCCAGGCAATAATCGGATTCTACCTGGGCGTCGCAGTGTGCCTGCTGAAAGGCGGCATAGAGGACCTGTCAGAGGGCCTGCGGTACCTCAGGAGAAAGAAAGCGCTGGAAGCTGATATCAGCGACCACAGTGAAAACATAAGGCTCTACGGCGCATTTATGAGCGTCGAGGATGCCGAAAAGGAAAAGGCCGAGCTCGCCATGCTCAAGGCCGAATTAGAGAAACTTGAAAAGGAGTAATTAATATGGATATGACACCCGATGAGATCGTAATGTGCTACAGACAGGCCAAGCACAAGGGCGAGCAAATCAAGATACTTGCAGATAGGAATGTTTGCAGTATTGAGGATATTCTTAAAGTTCTTGTTGAACATGGTGGCTATGAGCTGGCACGTATCAGCAGAGCAATAGGATCAGCGAGGAAGGCAAGCACTAAGAAGCCGTACAAAAAGCCGGAGATCATTCCAGAGCCGGTGCCCGAAGCTCCGCAGGAAGAAGAAACAACAGAATATGTTATCCCTGCGAAATCTGTACCCGAAATGCTTGTGGATTCTGCGCTTAATGTTATCCGTGCCGAACTCAGCGAAATAAACCGTCAGCAGTATCAGCTCGATATGCGTAAAGCCGACTTATACAAGCAGCTGTGGGATATGCTTGGGGAGGTGCAGTGATGCTGAATATCAAAATAGAAGATCAGAAGATCGAAACTACAGCCAAAGGCCGCAGTGACGATATCCTTGCTGGAACTATTCTCACAGTTATCGGCGCAGCAAGAACGTTCTCGGAGATAACACATATCCCTGTCGAAGATGCCATAGGACTAATCTGTTCATCCGCAAGAGAGAACTGTGCTTCAGAGAATTATGAGGGCACTGTTGTGCGTATGAAGGTTCCGAGAAAAGGCGGTGAGAAGAAATGAAAGCACTGAAAGTTGAAGGCAGAAGCATTACTGAGACAGACATCCCCAACACACTGGAAGCGTTGCAGGCAGCAGTTGACGGATACATCGAGACCTTGCAGCTTGTTCCCGATCAGGCTGTGATGATAGTCAATGAGGAGGGACTTCTGAAGGACCTTGAAGTTAATACGTTCGCTTCTGCGATCGCAGGCACAATGATAGTCGGTACTGCTCTGATCGTCGGTGTGGACGGAGACGAGTTCACAGATATCCCTGGGGACGTAGTGAAGTGTATCAATGCACTGTTCGCATAAAGAAAAACGCTCCCCGAAGGGAGCAAAGATAAATTTATTACCACCACAATCATATCACAGAAAAGGAGAAATGTCAAATGGACGACTACTATATTCATGCCATCCCCATATGGGAGCTGGCGTTCTACATATCAGTAACGCTGAACAGGATCCTCAAAAGCATCCTGTGCTACAGGAACGGCGTTATATGCAGCAGTCCCGAGATACAGCCTGATGAGATATTGAAGAAGGCTTCGGGGCGTAAAGAACTGGAATTCTATTACAGAAAGCTGGTGATGAATAATGGACGCTGAAAAATACTTTGCCGTACAGGGCATAACAGGAAAGGTCCAGAAAATCATTGCACCTAAGACCGCCGAAGCACTGAAGCTGTTCTGTTCCCAGAGCAGAGAGTTCGCACAGGCAGTGGAACAGTCGGACAAGACTTTCCAGGACTGCCTTGACAGCATCAACAAATCCGTGAACAAACGGGACGCTGTCAGTGATCTGGACGTGTTCAGGATAGCAGCTGAGTTCTACTTCATGGGGGCTAAGATATGTTACGAAATGCATATTGATCTTGGCGAGAGCGATAGCATATCAGTATCACTCGACAGCCTTCTCGACTTCTGAGGTGGCACTATGAAAGAGAGACGAAAACAAGAGTTACTGCATTCATTTCCGCCTGTGCCCGATGATATCCTTAATAGCATGAAAGGCCGAGGAGCTCAGAATTTCGTTGTAATGCTTGTCAAAAAGGTAGACGGTGAACTGTTTGCACGATGCTTCCATCGCTACACAAACGGACAGATCGTAGAGCGGCAGAGGTATGTTTTTACCAAAGACGGGGCGGTCCGTTACGGCAAAGACGACGGCAAGCCCTGGACGATCCGGAAAGAGTTCCGTGAACCTGTATTCTGTCAGTCAGGATATGGCTATACATTCGACAACAGCTACTGCGTGATGAACTACAATGAGATCAGCCGAAGCTGTATGAAGTATGCTCGCATAAGCGGTCAGACATCTTTCTTGTTCATGGAATATCTCGGACTTTATTGCCGGCATCCGAATGTTGAATATCTGATGAAAACAGGCTACGATTTTCTCATAAGCGAAGAATACGACGGCTACTGGGGGACGCACACCTATCTTTCGGTCAGTCCGCTTATCAACTGGAAAAGCAACGACCTGCGGAAAATGCTTAGCCTGACAAAGACTGAATTCAAATCGCTGCAAGGCCGTGAGACCATATATCCGTGCTACATGATGTGGAAGAAGGCATACCCGAAATACAGCATCGAGGAACTTATCAGAATAGCAAGTGTGTTCAGATATGAGCAAGGCACAGCTGAACTGCTTGAAAAGCAGACAGAGTTGAAACTTCGCAGAATAGCAAGATACCTCAGCGAGAACAATGTAAACGTCCGTGACTACAGCGACTACATTGACCAGTGCATAAAGCTGAAATACGATCTGCACGACACCGCAGTGTCAATGCCGCATAACTTTCTGGCTATGCATACAAGGCTCAGCAATATTATCAAATATGGAAACAGCGAGGGGCTTGCTCCTTTATTCCGTCAGAACATGGAGCAGCGCCGGCAACTTGAATTTGAAGGCGACGGCCTTTTTATCCGTCAGCCTGAAAGCTTTGAGGAGATCGTAGCTGAAGGCAACTCACTCAATCATTGTGTCGGAGGTTACGCTGAACGTCATGCCCTCGGAAAGCTGCACATCATGTTCATCCGTAAAAAGGATGAACCCGAAAAGCCATACTACACAATGGAAGTCAGCATATCAGGCAAGATAATACAGGTCCGTGGAGATCGCAACTGCGCTCCGACCGAGGAAGTCAGTGATCTTATAGAAATGTACAAGGCTCACCTTGAAACGTTGTACGATCGTAAAGGAAAAATGAATAAACGCTGCCGAAAAGCAGCAGAGAGGGCAAATGTATGAATAATAAACCTACAAGATGCATTGACCCTGTTATAAAATTCTGTCAGGAATGCCGCTGGGGATGGACACACTATCCTGAATGGGTTGAGACCGCTGAGGACTTATCATTGTGTTGTATCGAATCGGGCTGTACTCTCGGCTTCGATCAGGGCAGACCGGAAGACGAGCCCACAGAAGAAGAACTAAAAGAATTTGAAACCTGGAGGAATCATAATGATAGAACCACAGATGAAAACACCGCCTGCCGACACGAAGCAGGCGGTAACAGACAAATACACAGAGGCATATAACCTGAATGTCAGGATATGTATTAATGCGCAGATGGCTCAGCAGAACCTTTACGAAGTCTGCAAGGGCTTAAAGGAAATGCGTGACGGCAAGCTGTACAAGGAACTGGGCTACAACAGTTTCGAGGATTACACCGAAAATGAGGTAGGGCTAAGTCGTTTCATGGCTTACAAGTATGCAGCCATTGCGGATATGAAAAATGTTGAATCGATTCAACAAATCGGTGTGACAAAACTCGCTCTCCTCGCCAAGCTCGACGAGCCTCAGCGTGAGGAAATCCAGCAGTCAGTGAACGTGGAAGAAGTATCCGTCCGGGAGCTGAAAGCCGAGATAGACAAGCTCAACAAGGAAAAAGATGGATTTAAGGAACGCCAGGATAAACTGCTCACCAGAAATAAAGAGCTTGTAAATGAACTGGAACGAACCGGTAAAAAACTGGATCAGACCGAAAACGACCTTGATGAAGCCAATGAGACAGTACAGAGCCTTTCACGGCAACTGGAAGAACTTGAATCCCGTCCCCGTGACAGCTATGAGGATACTACCAAGATCGAAGAACTGAAAAAACAGCTTGCAGAGGCTGAGGAGAGGCATCGTGCAGATCTGCGTATTAATCCCACTGAGGATATCAAAGGCATATTCAAAGCGCACATGATGGCAGCAGTCGATGCCCTCAGAAATCTCACCAAGTTTGTCGAATCACATGAGAATTCGCCTGAAAAGGCACTTTTCATAGAAAAGCTTGAAAATGTAGATATGCTTATCAACCAGACAATAAACAGACTGAAAGGAGTATGAATATGTCAGTCAAGATCAACACACTGGAATTTGAAAACGTGAAGCGCATCAAAGCGCTCGCCCTTGAACCCTCGCCCAACGGCCTTACTGTTATCGGAGGCAGGAACAACCAGGGCAAGACCTCGGTACTCGATGCAATCTGCTGGGCTCTCGGCGGTGAGAAATACCGCCCGTCACAGGCTCAGCGTGAGGGAGCACTCCTTCCGCCGACACTGAAAGTCACTCTCAGCAATGGCATTGTTGTAGAGCGCAAGGGCAAGAACAGCGCACTGAAAGTCACAGACCCCAACGGCAATAAGTCAGGACAGCAGCTCCTGAACAGCTTCCTCGAACCGCTTGCACTTGATCTTCCGCAGTTCATGAACAGCAGCAATAAGGACAAGGCAAACACCCTTCTCCGCATTATCGGTGTAGGTGACAAGCTCGACGAACTGGAACGCACGGAAAAGGAAATGTACGACAAGCGTCATGCTATCGGTCAGATCGCAGACCAGAAAGCCAAGTATGCAAAGGAAATGGTCAGCTATGAGGGAGTTCCCGAAATTCCCATATCCGCTTCTGATCTTATCGCACAGCAGCAGGCTATACTTGCAAGAAACGGCGAGAACCAGCGCAAGCGTCAGCTGAAAGCGCAGTACGACTATGAACTGGAACAGGCTCGTCAGGCCCTTGATGAAGCAAAGAGGCGTTATGCACAGGCACAGGCGAACGCTCAGACTGCTGCTAAGTCCGCAGAGGATCTTGTAGACGAATCTACCGCCGAACTCGAAAAGAATATTGCTGATATCGACACCATCAACACAAAGGTACGTGCTAACCTTGACAAGATGAAAGCCGAAGAGGAAGCCAAAGGATACCGTGAGCAGTATGACGCACTGACTGTACAGATAGAAGATGTCCGCAAGGAGAAGTTTGATCTGCTGAACAATGCTGATCTTCCACTGAGAGGACTTTCCGTTGCTGATGGTGAACTGACATTCGAGGGGCAGAAATGGGACAATATGAGCGGCTCACAGCAGCTGAGAGTTGCAACTGCTATAGTCCGCAAACTCAATCCAGAATGCGGATTCGTACTTCTTGACAAGCTGGAGCAGATGGATACTGATACGCTTAAAGAGTTCGGACAGTGGCTTGAATCCGAAGGCTTGCAGGCAATTGCAACAAGAGTATCACTTGGAGAGGAATGCAGTATCATCATTGAAGACGGCTATGCAGCCGGTGAAAATGCTATACCTGTTCCTGCATCACCTGAACCTGAAGTGATCACACAGCCCTGGAACACGGGTAAATTCTGAAAGGAGAAATAAGCATGATTTTTGAAGAAGTAAACGGCATCCAGACAGGCAGCGGTCTGAAAATCGTTATCTACGGACAGGAGGGTGTGGGCAAGTCAACACTTGCCTCGCAGTTCCCGGGAGCTGTATTTATCGACTGTGAGGGCAGTACATCAAGGATGAACGTCCGCAGACTGCCGAAGCCCACAAGCTGGAAGATGTTCACAGATGAATTTGAGTACATACTCAGCTCCTGCAAGGCAAACGGCTATAAGACTGCTATTGTCGATACTTTCGACTGGGCTGAGCGGCTGGCTCTGGAAGCACTCTGCACTGAACACAATGTCACAGGCATTGAGGGTATGAACTACGGCAAGGGATGGGAATATGAAAAGGAAATGATAGGCCGTTTCCTTGACAGTACGGACCGCCTTATCAAAGAAGGTGTGAATATCGTGCTTCTCTGCCATGCTATCAGCAGAAAGACTACTCTCCCAGAGGAAACAGAGGAATTCGATCACTGGGAGCTGAAGCTGGGAAACAAGACTACCAACAAGATCGCACCGCTCCTGAAGGAATGGTCTGATATGACTCTTTTCCTTGCATTCCGCACTAACATTATCGCCGTTGATGACAAAGGCAAGAAGCACAAGGCTACATCCTGCGAGCGTATCATGTACACCACAAAAACAGCGTGGTGGGATGCAAAGAACCGCTTCGGAATGCCCGACAAGCTTCCTCTCACCTGGGAAAGCCTTGCTCCTATTTTCGGCAGCGCTCCTGCTGCTGAGACTGCACCGCCTGTGAATACACCACCGGCTCAGCAGGTAATAGAAAAAGCTCAGCAGGCAGGTATCCCGACGGAAACAGTGAAGGAAGATCTCAGCAGCTTCGTTGACATCCCGACAGCACCTCAGCAGCCAACAGGTTATCAGCGTGTACAGGGCATCCCCGATGCTCTTGCAGATCTCATGCAGCAGCATAATGTAACGGCCGAGCAGATCGAATACGTCAGCATCGATGTCCGTCACTACATGGCAAACGGCATGAAAATTCAGCAGTTCCCGACAGATTACCTCATGTACCTGACAACAATCTGGGATCAGGTAGTACAGCTTATCAAGGAAAACTGCAACGACTATGTTCCATATTAAGGAGGAAGAAATTATGGATTATCAGAACAATTACGCTAACCCCTACAACAGCTATCAGCAGCAGGCTCAGACACAGCCTCAGTCCGACGGAGTATTCGGATGGGACGACGAGATCAAAGAGGAGAGTAGTTTTATACTACTCCCCGAGGGCGATTATGTATTCACCATCAAGAAATTTGAAAAGGGCAGATATGACGGCGGTGACAAGATACCTGCCTGCCCTAAAGCTATCGTCACATTCACCGTATACACCAATGACGGACAGTGTATCGATTTGCAGGAGAACTTCCTGCTTCACAAGAAGATGGAGTGGAAGCTTTCTGAGTTCTTCGCATCTATCGGCATGAAGAAAAAGGACGAACCTGTCCGTATGCTCTGGACTCCCGAACTTATCGGCAAGCAGGGTATATGCAAAGTGGTTGTACATAATTACAAGAAGGACGGTGAAAACAGGCAGACTAACCGTATCGACAAGCTCTATCCCAGCTACAATCAGCCTGCACTTGCACCGCCGTCACAGCAGGCACCGCCTCAGCAGTACCAGCAGCCACAGACTCAGTATACACCGTCTCAGCAGACGCAGCCATGGCAGCAGGGATGGAAATAACAGTAATATCAAAGGAGTGTAATAATGGAACTCAGACCATATCAGGAAGAAGCGAGAAAAGCGGTCTGGGGAGAATGGGAACAGGGCAGAGATAAAACTCTGCTCGTTCTTCCTACAGGCTGCGGAAAAACTATCGTATTTGCGACTATCACGGAAGATTCAGTCAAAAAAGGCAGCCGTGTTCTCATCCTCGCTCACCGTGGGGAACTCCTCGATCAGGCAGCTGATAAGATAATGAAAGCTACAGGGCTTGGCTGCTCAGTTGAAAAAGCTGAGCAGAGCTGTCTCGGGCAGTGGTACAGAGTGACAGTCGGAAGCGTTCAGACTCTCATGAGAGCAAAACGTCTGGAGCAGTTCAGCCGTGATTATTTCGACACTATTATCATTGACGAGGCACATCACGCCGTATCCGAAAGCTATCAGGTCATACTCAGATACTTCGATAAGGCAAAAGTCCTCGGAGTTACAGCAACACCAGATCGAGGAGATCAGAAGAACCTCGGCAAGGTATTCGACAGCCTTGCCTATGAGTACACACTTCCGCAGGCTATAAAAGAAGGCTACCTGACACCAATCAGAGCGCTGACTATCCCGATAAAGATCGACTTCACAAAAGTCGGAACGTCCGCAGGAGACTACAAACCCAATGACATTGCAACTGCCCTCGACCCGTACCTTGAACGTATCGCCGAGGAAATGGCAAAGCACTGCGCCGACCGCAAGACAGTTGTATTCCTTCCGCTTATAAAGACCTCGCAGAAATTCCGTGACATACTGAACAGACACGGCTTCCGTGCCGCAGAAGTAAACGGTGATTCCGACGACCGTGAGCAGATACTGAAGGACTTCACTGACGGCAGGTACAACGTGCTGTGCAACTCCATGCTCCTGACCGAGGGATGGGACTGCCCGGAAGTTGACTGTATAGTAGTGCTCCGCTCTACAAAGGTGAGGGCGCTGTACTGTCAGATGGTAGGACGTGGAACGAGACTTGCCAAGGGCAAGGATCATCTGCTGCTGCTCGATTTCCTATGGCACACCGAACGGCATGAACTGTGTCGTCCTGCCTGCCTGATCGCAGAGAATGAGGAAGTAGCAGAAAAAATGACAGAGCAGATAGCAGCAGCAGGCTGTCCTGTAGATATTGAAGAAGCGGAGCAGACAGCCTCTGAGGATGTCGTCCGTGACCGTGAAGCCGCTCTCGCCGAAAAGCTTGAAAAGCTGAAAAAGCGCAGGTCAAAGTTGGTGGATCCGATGCAGTACGCCATGAGTATACAGGACAATTCTCTCAGCAGTTATGTACCGTCATTCGGATGGGAGCAGAATCCCGTGACAGAATCACAGAAGAAAGACCTTGAAAAACGAGGCATTGACCCGTCAGCAGTTGACACCGCAGGCAGAGCCGAACAGATACTCCGTGCCTGCGCTCAGAGACAGCTTGCAGGGCTTGCTACACCTAAGCAGATCCGTATGCTTGAACGCTACGGCTTTCAGCACGTAGGCAGATGGAGCTTTACAGCAGCAACGAATATGATAACCCGTATCGCAAGCATAGGCTGGAAAGGCGTTCCGAACGGTGTAGACCCTGCTACATTTATACCTCAGGAGGCATGAAATGAACTACAAAAACGACAATTTAGAAGAACTCCTCGAATACATCGACCCTTCCGAGCTTGACTATCAGCAGTGGTGTGGTATAGGAATGGCTCTTAAAGATTCAGGCTATGACGGATCTGTCTGGGATACCTGGTCTATGCGTGACGCTGCAAGATATCATCAGGGTGAATGCGAAAAGAAATGGCGCAGCTTCAACGGGAGCGATACTCCCGTAACTGCCGGAACAATAGTAAAAATGGCTTTAGACGGCGGATATCATCCTCCGTCCAAGGCCCCAGACAAAGTTCTTGCCTGGGACGATGTTATCGGCGAGGAATACACTGTAACATCCGCCGAGGATACTCAGGAGCTTCCGATACACGAACCGAAGATATGGGACCCTGCATCCGAGATCCGCAGGTATCTGGAAGCGCTGTTCGACATGAATGACATAGTCGGTTACGTGACTGAGGTGTGGAAGGATGAAGCTGACGGCGGAAAATTCAAGCCGAAAGCAGGAAGCTATGACCGTACCGCAGGTCAGCTTTTACAGGAACTTGCAAGGTATGGTGGTGATATCGAATCAGTATTCGGCACTATAAATGAAGAATGTGGTGCGTGGATACGCTTCAATCCGCTTAACGGTCAGGGTGTAAAAAATGACTGCGTGGCTGACTACCGCTATGCTCTTGTAGAATCAGACAGCATCCCTGTTGCACAGCAGAACGGTATCATGCACGACCTGAAGCTGCCTATCGCCGCACTTGTTTTCACAGGCGGAAAATCACTTCATGCAATCGTAAGAGTAGAAGCAGGCAGTTTCAAAGAATACCGTGAACGAGTTGAATTCCTGTATAAGATATGCGATAAGAACGGACTGCACGTTGACCGCAACTGCCGTAACCCCTCACGGTTGTCGAGAATGCCCGGAATAATGAGAAACGGAAAGAAGCAGTTCCTGGTAGAGACCAACAGCGGCTTCTCATCATGGCAGGAATGGAAAGAGTGGATAGAATCAGTCAACGACGATCTTCCTGACTTCGAGGATATGTCTGACGCATGGGAGAATATGCCTGAACTTGCACCGCCGCTTATCGAGAACGTACTGCGTCAGGGACACAAAATGCTTCTGGCAGGTCCTTCAAAAGCAGGCAAGTCATTCGCCCTCATCGAACTTGCAATAGCTATTGCCGAGGGCAGGAAGTGGCTGGGCTGGCAGTGCGCAAAGGGAAAGGTGCTGTATGTGAATCTGGAGCTTGACAAAGCGTCCTGTCTGCATCGTGTAAAGGATGTATACAATGCGCTGAAGATACCGCCTCAGAATCTGCACAACCTCCGTATCTGGAACCTGCGAGGAATGACAAAGCCCATGGACAAGTTAGCGCCTTCGCTGATCTGGAGAGCAAAGCGTGAGAACTTCCTTGCAGTTATCATCGATCCCATATACAAGGTCATCACAGGCGACGAAAACAGCGCCGATCAGATGGCTCATTTCTGTAATCAGTTCGACAAAGTGTGTACTGCTCTCGGATGTGCTGTCATTTACTGCCACCATCACTCTAAAGGCAGTCAGGGCGGCAAGCGCTCAATGGACAGAGCGTCAGGCTCGGGAGTTTTCGCCCGTGATCCTGATGCGCTTCTTGACATGGTCGAGCTTGAACTCACTGAGGATATCAGGAAGCAGCTGAAGAATAATGAGGGCTGCCTGGTATGCGCCGATTATCTCAACAGGTACGCTCCCGATGTTGCAAGGAATGCCTCTCCTGATGATCTGCTGAGCCGCAGTGCCTCGATGAAGCTGTGCTGTGACAACTTATCCCGTGACAATTACGAAGCCTTTAAAACGGCTCTCAGCGCTTCCGATGCATATATTGATTCTCTGACCGCATGGCGCATGGAAGGCACTCTCCGAGAGTTCCCGAAGTTCCAGACGAAAAATCTGTACTTCCGCTACCCGATACACGACGAGGACAAAGTCGGAGTGCTGAAGGACTTGCAGACGGACGATATGCTTACTTCGTATCAGAGAGGGGCAAAGAGAGGGCACGCAAAACAATCTGCAAATGCAAAAGCAAAGGCTGCGGATAAAAACGCCGAACTCATCAATACATTCAATGCTGTGAATGTAGACGGGAAAGTTTCAGTACAGGAGATAGCTGAGTATTTAGGAGTCGATCGCCGGACCATCGAGCGCAGGCTGCAAAAAAGCAACGAACTTGCTCTTGAAAACGGCATAGTCGCTCGAAAATGAATTGCGACAAAAATTGCGACAAGTGGCTATATAAATATATAGAAATATTGTCGCAATTAAAGACAAGTGAATAGAGCTATAACAAATGGCTTAAATAGCCAGCCATTTGTCATACGCTCTCACATTCACTAAGGCGAACAGGAAGGAAATGAAACAGATGATTGAATTCTTCATGAATATGATACCGCCCACTTCTACACAGCAGGAACGGGGCTGTACTATCATAAACGGAAAAAGGAAGTACTATGACAGAGGCAACAGCGACGCTCACCAGAAACTGAAAGCTTACCTCTCACAGCACCGTCCGGGCGCTCCCTTAACAGGTGCATTACAGGTAGTGACAAAATGGTGCTTCCCAATAAAGGCTAAGCATCATGACGGTGAGCCGTATACCAATAAACCTGATGCTGATAATCTCTGCAAAGCATTCTATGACATCATGACGGAACTCGGATACTGGAAGGATGATAAGCAGATCTACAGCAGCATCACCGAAAAGTTCTGGGCTCAGCGTCCGGGGATATACGTTAAGATCGAGGAGGTAAAACCATGACTTGCAAAGAATGCATTCACTACATACCTGATAAGGAGAAATACATAGGCAGGTGCGACCTTACGAACAGGCCGATGATGCAGGGCGACACCTGCGGATTTGTGGAGGAGAAGAAGAATGAAGAACCGTGACCGCTATATACTGAATCAGAGCCCCTATGATCTGATGCTGGCTATCGAGAGAAACACAGGAACGTGTCCGATTCGTGCAGTTGCCGGGATATCACATGACGAGAAAATAAGGCTCTGCTGCATCTACGCTGAGAACGGATGCGAGCTGTGTGTTATGGAGTGGCTCAATAAGGAGGAGAATAATGAACATAAATAACAAGGAGCTCAGTGAACCTGAAGTAAAGGCATACATCCACAAGCTGGAAGATCTCCTGCGTGAGACAAGACCTGTGCTGAGGGCAGCAATATTCGTCAACTACAAGGACACCAACAAGGCGAATGAGATCTACAACAGGATAACTAATCTTGTCGGGAAGGAGTGATAACTATGACAGATACAGATATGCTTTACATGAGCTCGCAGGCTAAGCGCATTACAGATCTGGAGAACGAGAACAGGGAGCTGAAAAAGCTGCTGAAAATCGCTATGAGTGACATATACAAAAAGTGTTCTTGTGACAATTCCGACTGCGATATATGCGAAAAGGAAGCTTGTGAGGTAGCCTGTGATTACGATGACAGGTTCATATGGAATCAGACTGACGAAGCTTTGAAGCTGATAGGAGATAATGACAATGGATGAGTATATAAGCAGAGAAGCAATGCTGAATCTTATAGCACATAACGATAAGGTATGCCATTATGCAGATGAACGATATGAAAACGTTGTATACGCAACAACTCAGACAATCTGCAAAGTCGTTGCTGAAATGCCAGCCGCCGACGTACAGCCTGTGAAGCGAGGAAAGTGGGAAGAACTAACCGATTACGGCGGATGGGGCGATACACATTACCGTTGCTCAGTGTGCGGTGAAGAATGGCACTTAGAGGCTGGAACACCACAACAGAATAATATGAACTTCTGTCCGAGGTGTGGTTCGAGAATGGATGGTGATTACTGATGCCAGAAGTTATAACCGCTCCCTGCAAGGACTGCCAGAAGCGTCAGCTCCACTGCCACAGCAGCTGCGAGGCATACAGAGGATACAGGCAGTACCGGGAACAGGTATATGCCGAGAAGATGAAACGGGCTGAGGAGTCGGACTTCATGAGGGCGGTCAAGCGCAAGGCCGCACTCATAAACATCAAAGCGCAGATGAGCGATAAGCGCAGGAGGAGGTGAACAGCATGGAATTTATACTTGGAGCATTTGTCGGCGCACTTGCTATGGCTGCCGCAGTTGCTGTCTCGATCACCTACGATCCCGACGGCAAGATCACAGAGTACAGGCTTATGCTTGGATTGGAGGATGAAGATGAGGGACTATCAGAGACAGAAGAATAATCCGTACAAGCTTCCACATCACCTTTACATGAGGATGCTGTATCTTGTACGTGACTATGAGCGAATCAGATCAGAGCGTGAAGATATCCTCAACGCTTCTCCACCCACCGACGGTGTACCGCATACAGGTATAGGAAATCCCACCGAGCAGAAAGCTATCAGACTTTGCGAACTCGGTAACAAATGCGCTGCTATTGAAAAGGCATACGAATCGATCCCTCCTGAATACAGAAAAGCAATCTGGAACAATATCTGCTATCAGTCACCTTATCCGATTATAGCGGGCGAAGCTACATACAAGCGCTGGCGTTGCAGATTCATTTACGAGGTAGCAAAAAATCTTCACGAAATATAAAAAGTGATACCCACGGGAAAAAATCAAGTGCTATTATAATATCATAGAAAGCAGGCGGAACAGACAAGGCAGACTTTCGGGAGCACGTGATCCCTGTGCCTCCGCCTACTTCTATGTATGTCCTTTCTTTTGTTCTACAGGACTGCCTCTGACCGTAACCAACAGCGGCAGTCCCATATCCGGCAGAGTAGAGCATCGGCGGCTCGCAAGGCTCATAACCTTGAGATAACAGGTTCGACTCCTGTCTCTGCAACCAATGGCTGAATTGACATATTAAACTCCTTGCGGAAGTACCTCGGCAATAGTCGGGGTATTTCTGTTATATGGAAAGGTGGTGAGCCCTTATGACAGAAAAACAGAAGATCTTTGCGGACGAATACCTCATCGACCTTAATGCCACAAGGGCTTACAAGGTCGCTTATCCGAATGTGAAGAAGGATGAGACGGCTCGTGCCAATGCTTCACGATTGCTAACTTATGCTAACGTTAGAGCGTATATCGAAGATCAGCTCCAGAAGCTCCATGACGAGCGCTCGGCGACGGCCAATGAAGTCATTGAGTATCTGACATCTGTTATGCGAGGCGAAAGCAATGCGGAGGAGATCGTGACCGTCGGCATCGGTGACGGCTGCTCCGAGGCACAGAATGTGCAAAAGCGCCCCTCTGAGCGTGAACGGCTGAAAGCGGCTGAACTTCTTGGCAAGCGTTTCGGACTGTTCTCAGAACAGAATTCTCCTCAGGGTGAGAAAGAGCTCCCTGCTCTTTTTGCGGCTCTGGAAGCCGATGAGGGTGGTGACTGAGAGTGGTATTCAACAAACTTTCACCTAAGCAGAAAAAAGTGTTCCGCTGGTGCTATGCTCCTGACAGCTACGCCCTGATCTGTGACGGCTCTGTCCGTTCCGGCAAGACTGCTGCTATGTCATGCAGCTTCATACTCTGGGCTATGAAGTGCTTCAACGGTGAGAACTTCGGCATCTGCGGCAATACCGTACAGGCGGTGGAACGAAATATCATTGCTCCTCTCACGCAGATGACCGATATCACCTACTACTTCAGGCTGAAGTACGTCGGCGGTGGTAGGCACAGGCTCACGGTCACCGGTGCAGGCAGGGAGAATTATTTCTATGTCTTCGGCGGTAAGGATGAAGCGTCCTACAAGCTGGTACAGGGCATAACGCTCGCAGGAGTTCTCTTTGACGAGGTTGCGCTCATGCCCGAGAGTTTCGTCAATCAGGCTATTGCAAGAACTCTGTCAGTCAGCGGAGCTAAGCTGTGGTTCTCCTGCAACCCCGACTCCCCTGCTCATTGGTTCTATACTAACTGGATCCTGAAAGCGCAGGAGAAAAATGCTCTCCGAATACATTTTCGCATGGAAGATAATCCAGTGATGACTCCCGAGAAGATCAGACGAACTGAGTCAACTTTTTCGGGAGTTTTCTATCAGCGGTATGTCCTCGGCGACTGGGTAGTTGCTGAAGGCCTTGTCTACACAATGTTCGATCGTGCGGAACATATCTTCAATGCCGGCGATCTGACAGTCGATCCTGTTGCAGGCGATATGTTCATCAGCATCGACTACGGTACAAAAAACCCGACTTCAATGGGGTTATGGTACGTGGATATCAGCGGACACGCATGGCGGATCCGTGAAAGCTACTACGACGGCAGGAAGGGCGGCTCTCCCCGTACCGATGAGGAGCATTACGCTGAACTTGAACGGCTTGCCGGAGAATATACAGACTTCATTGGAAGCGTTATCGTTGACCCATCCGCTGCCAGCTTCATCGAATGTATCCGCAGACACGGAACATTCAGAGTCCGCAAGGCGGACAATGATGTTATCGACGGCATACGTGATACTCAGACGCTTCTACAATTAGGGTATCTCCATTTCGCCGAGACCTGCTCCGACAGTATCCGTGAATTCGGACTGTACAGCTGGGACAGCAAAAAAACAGATGATGTTGTTATAAAGGAAAACGATCATGCTATGGACGATATCCGCTATTTTGTCCACACAGGCATGAGGCGTATCCTCAGAGAAATACGAGAGGAGGATGCTCTATAAATATATTTCAGTTCATAGCCAACCTTTTCAGCCGCAAGGAAGAAGCTGAAAAGCCTGTTTCACCCGAAATGCAGTCGGCTATCGACACATGGCTTGAAATGTACCGCTATCACGGCAGTACAGCCAACAAAAACTACAGCCTCGATCTTCCTGCGGCGATCGCCTCGGAGTTTGTACGCCTTGTTACAGCAGAATCTGAACTTACCATAAGTGGAAGTCAGCGTGCGGACTATCTCAATAAACAGTTTATTAAAGCCTTTTTCTATTTTGTGATATTCCGTGCCGAAGCTGCCCTGGCTCTGGGCAGTATGGCATTCAAGCCCTATGTATCAGGCGATAAGATACTTGTAGATATGGTCAGGGCTGACCGATATGTCCCAACCGCCTTTGACGATTCGGGGGAAGCTTCATCTGCGGTATTCATGGCTCGCAAGGTCATAGGAAAGAAATACTACACCAGGCTGGAAACTCACACTTTCGACAGCGAGGCCAAGACCTACACTGTTGAGAACAAAGCCTACATCTCATATGACAGCGGGGTTCTCGGCAGAGAGACAGATCTCACTTCCGTCCCCGGCTGGGAGCAGCTCCAGGCTGTACAGACGATAGCCAATGTTCAGCGACCGCTGTTTTCAGTGTTCAGAGTTCCGCAGAGCAACACTGTAGACCTTGACTCCCCTCTCGGTATTTCTGTATATGCTCATGCAACCGACCTCATCCCCGAAGCTAACGAACAGTGGGCCCGTATCAACTGGGAGTTCAAAGGCTCGGAACTTGCTGTCGATGCGTCGGAAGACCTTTTCCGAAAGGATAAGAAAACAGGAAAGCTGATCGACCTTCCTGTCGGCAGCAAAAGGCTTTTCCGAAAACATTATGCTTCCGATAAGAAAGTTTCGGATGATATGCAGGTATTCTCCCCTGCTATCCGTGACAGTTCACTGTTCAACGGCCTCAATCACATATTGCAGCGCATAGAATTCAACTGTGGGCTTGCTTACGGTACGATCTCCGAGCCTGCGGACATCGAGAAAACTGCTGAGGAGATACGCTCCTCAAAGCAGCGCTCCTACACCTATGTCAGCAACATCCAGAAAAGCCTTGAGGGCGCTCTGGAACAGCTTGTGTATGCAATGGACGTATATGCAGATCTTTACGAGCTTGCCCCATCTGGTGAATATGAGCTGAACTGCACATGGGGCGACAGCGTCCTCGAAGATACTGACAAGGAATTCAGCAGACGCTTACAGCTTGTCACGGCAGGAAAGCTGAAGCCTGAAAAACTACTATCATGGTATTTTGGTGTGGACGAGGATACCGCCCGAAATGAATATATGCCGACGGAAACGGAGCTTTTCAATGCTGACTCCATCAGAATATGAACACCTCTGCGATCAGCTCATAACTCTTTACGATGAGCTTGACAGAGCGGTGATCGATGATATGGTCAGGCGGATGATGCGGATGGGAAAAGTCTCGGATGCAACATCATGGCAGGCTAAACAGTTGCAGGAAGCAGGATTGCTGTATGAGGATATCATCTCAGAGATAGCACAGCATTCCGATGCTTCCGCCGCTCAGGTGCGAACGCTGTTCGAGGATGCAGGTGTGCAGTCAGTCCGTAACGATAACCACTACTACACCGACGCAGGGCTTGAAGGCGTCATACGGCTGTCAGATGCAGCATTGCAGACGCTCAATGCAGGTTATGTCAAGTGCAGAGGCGAACTCCGCAACCTGACGCTCACTACTGCGAATACAGCTCAGACAGCCTATCTCAATGCCTGCGACCTTGCTTACATGGAAGTGTCGAGCGGAACTATGGACTACGGCACTGCCATACGCAGAGCTGTACAGTCTGCCGCCGATGAAGGCTCAAAGGTGCTTTATCCGTCAGGCCACAGCGACAGGCTCGATGTTGCTGTCCGCCGAAGCGTTCTCACGGGTGTCGGCCAGACTGTCAGGCAGTTGTCTGCGATAAATGCAGGCGATATGGGCTGTGATATCATGGAGATAACCGCTCACTCAGGCGCTCGCCCCTCTCATGCGGAATGGCAGGGGAAGCTGGTCAGCCTGTCGGGTGCAAATGCCGGGCGGATCATTGACGGTGTGAAGGTACTGACCACAAATGATATCGGCTACGGTACTGGTGACGGTTTCGGGGGCTGGAACTGCCGTCACGACTGGTTTCCGTTCATTGAAGGTATCAGCTCCCGTGTCTATTCCGATGAACGTCTTGCCGAACTGAACTCCCGTAACATCGAATACAATGGCAAAATGTACACCGAGTACGAGATAGATCAGATGCAGAGAGCGCTGGAACGTGATATCCGTGCCCGCAAAAGAGCAGTCTCCGCTGCCGATACCGCTGTGAAAAACGCTCCCGATGAAGCAACAGAAAAACAGATGCAGGAGCTGTTCACCGCAGAATCCGTAAAGCTGAAAAAGGCGGAAAAGGAACTCAGCACCTTCCTCGATCAGACAGGCAACCTCCCCGACAGTACCCGTGTATGGGTCAACGGCTTCGGAAGAAGTACGGCGCAGAGAGCGGTGTGGGCGAGTAAAAAAGGTCCTATCCGCTTGACAACTTTGCTGAATGATGATACAATTGTAGACAAGGTAGCTGAACTTAAAAAAGCGCTTAAACTCGGCAGGCTCAATGTAAAAATTGACGAATCACAACAGCCAAAGCACGCTTATGGCAAGCCATGGAAAAATCAGGTAAAGCAGGCAATTCAAAGCAGAAGTAATCCTGATCCAAATAAACACAAAACTCCTAAATCTGTTTTAGATCCCACCATCGACCCTAAGAAATTAGTTGATCAGTACGGCGGTACAGGAATAATAGTTATAAGCGGCGACAAGAAAACTGCCAATGAATTTATCAGACTTCCATATGTTGTAGGAAGAACATTTGACGAAGCAAGCGGCGGGTACATAAGCACACATACTATCCAAATAAAATACACTAATAACGGAACTCACGTATTCCCGACAAAGGATGTGAAAATAAATGGAAAATAAAAGAAAGATCGTTATGCTCGAAGGCAGAAAAGCGACCGTTTACTGTAAAAACGGAAAAGTATATGAGGGATTTGGAAATATTCCCTGCATAGCAAATGAAAATGATGAAGATGTTGACGGAATACTATTCACGCTCAACAACGGTGTAAATGTTATTCTTACTGAAGCCGATATTGAAAAAATAGAGTTTTCAAATTAAACCGCCCAGCAATGAGCGGTTTTCTTATACCCATTTGAAGGAGGTGAGGAGAATGGAAGACTGGAAGGACAGGCTGAAAGCTGAGTACGCTCAGACTAAGGAACGCTACGAGAAGCTGAAAGCCTATAACAACAAGAAGGAAGTTGAGTCCAATCTTATTGAAGTTACAATGAAGCAGGAAGACTACTACAACGGTCGGCTGATGAAAGAACAGCAGAGCGTCATGGGCGAGTATCTTCACATACTGGAGCTTCGTGCAGAGCTGGCTCACATCGAACTTTAATACCGCTTACAAGCATTTGCCAAGGACATAAATGTCCCTCGCAGTTGCTATTTTTATACCCTGATATAAGGAGGAACACACAATGGCAGAAGATACAAACAACACTGCAAATGGGTCTGCTCCTGCGCCCTCTGAGGGCAGTGGCGCACCTGCTCCGAAAACCTACACCGAAGCAGAGTACAACGCTTTACAGAGCAGTCTCGACGCTGTGAACAAACAGCTTGCAGAAGCGAACAACACTATCAAGTCCTACACCGACATGGATATCGATGGTATCAAGAAATCGGCGGAGGACTGGAAGCAGAAGGCTGAAAAGCTGGAAGCTGATCAGAAGGCACAGGACTACAGCAATAAGCTGGACAAGTTCGTGCAGGCTCAGGGGATGCGCAACGACATCTACGCTGCGCACCTTAAATCACAGCTTGCTGCTGCGGAGCTGAAATTTGACAAGGACGGTACTCTCATCGGCGGTGAGGACATCGTGAAGAAGCTGAAGGAAAGCTGCCCTGATGCTTTTGCCGATACTAAGCCCAAGCCCGAATTTGTCGGAAGCACTCCCGGCAGTACACCCAAATCACCCGATGACGACTATATCAGAAAAGTCATGGGACTTAAATGACAGGAGGAATAACTAATGCCTAACAATTTTGCACTCATAAGCAAGTACGTTGCCCTGCTCGATGAGGTTTACAAGAAGTATTCCCTCACAGGTGACCTTGAAGCAGACGCTTCAACTGTTCGCCAGGGCAATAACGCAAACGAGATCCTCGTACCCAAGATGGATATGGACGGTCTTGCTGATTACGACCGCACAACAGGCTATGCCGATGGCAGTGCAAGTCTCGAATGGGAAACCAAGGTATACAACTACGATCGTGGCAGACGCTTTACTGTTGACGCTATGGACGACGAGGAGACCGCAGGTCTGGCTTTCGGCAAACTGTCTTCGGAATTCATCCGCACTAAGGCAGTTCCCGAACTTGATGCATGGAGATTTGCAACATATGCTGGCAAGGCGGGCACTTCCAAGTCTGAGGCACTCAGCACAGGTGAAAATGTATGTGCTGCTATCACAACTGCAAACAACGCACTTGACGAAGCAGAGGTTGACGGTGAAGGAAGAATTCTCTATATCACTCCTACTCTTCATAATGCTATCACATCCCTTGATACATACAAGAGCAAGGAGATGCTCAAGGGCTTCAGTAAGATCATAAAGGTGCCTCAGACACGTTTCTACAGTGCAATCTCGCTTCTCTCCGGCAGGGTCATCACAGAAGGCGGCACCAGCACTGATGAAACTATTGGTGGCTACACCAAGGCGGCCACAGGCAAAAACCTTAACTTCATGATAATTCAGCCTCGTGCTGTTCTCCAGTACACTAAGCACGCTGTAAACAAGATCATCACTCCCGAAGCTAACCAGAGTTCGGATGCATGGATGTTCTTCTACCGTGCTTATGGTATCTCAGAGGCATACGACAACAAGGTCAAGGGCATCTATGCTTCTGTAAGCACCACATAAGGAGGTATCGGCGATGAAAACGATCGGACTGGAATTTCCTGTTGCTAAGCCCGAAAAGGCTGAAAAAACAGATAAGAAGTCAGAGAAGCCCGAGGAAAAGAAAGCCGAAGGCAAGTCATGACATACGCTGACTACGGATACTACACCGGCGAATACGGCGGAAAAATGATTTCGGAGGCTGACTTTCCTGTTTACAGCGGTAAGGCCTCCGACCGTATCGCCGCTATGACATTCGGACGGCTCGATGATAGTGTTCCCGAAGAATACTCCGATAAAGTAAAGCGCTGCTGCTGCGAGCTTGCGGAATGTATATTTATATATGCAGGCATTTCCGATGGCAGTGCTTTTGCGGGAGCAGGCAGTATAGCGTCAGAAACTAACGGCAAATACAGTGTCACCTTCAGGAGCGGTACCGAGCAGCTGTCAGCTGTTGCAGCTCAGCTTCACGGAGGCACTTCAGGACTTGAAGATATTTATGCTGATATCGTCCGCAGGCATCTTGGAAGAACAGGCCTGCTCTATCGGGGAGTTGATGATTAATGTTTACCAACAGAAACGGCTGCACGATCTATGAAAGGATCGTGCAGAACCGTACACCTGCTTATATACGGCATACAACCAGGGCAGTGTACTGGGAAGATACCAACTGTCAGGAAATAAGCAGCAGCCGTAGTCAGAATTCAGGAAACGACCGTGCCCCTGATAATAAAGCTTTTATTTCTATTCCTGCTGCTTCCATCGACTTCGTTCCGAAAACAGGTGACAGGATAGTGGGCGAGATAATCAGTGACGCTCAGCCACCGCCAACAGCAATGACGATCATGGCGGTTGATAACTTCTGCTACGGCTCCCCTGCTGTTCAGCACTGGGAGGTAAATGCAAAATGATGAGATTCACAGGAATTACCTTTGACCCGAATTTTCAGCAGAATACCGAAAAACAATTTATGATGGCACAGAAATGCATAGACAGTGAAGTGCTCAGGCATTCTGATCCATACATTCCGTTCCGTACAGGAACGATGAAGAAAAGCGGTATCTCAGGAACGGTCATCGGATCAGGTGTGGTAGAATATACCGCACCTTATGCAAAGCCTCAGTATTATCTGAACCGAGGTCTCGGAAAAGAAGGCATGAACCGCAAAAACGGAACAAAAGGTCTGAGGGGACCTTACTTTTTTGAGCGCATGAAGGCCGACCACAAAAAAGAGATCGAAAAGAAAGTAATGGAGAAATTCACATGAGAACAGTTACTGAAAGTATCAGGGACTACATCCTGCACTTCCCCGAGCTGAAAGACGGATGTCTCCTTGTTGACTTCCTGGGCGATAAGGCGGTGGAATACACGATAGAGCCTGTCCCCTGCGATCCTGTTGTAAAAAAGTATACCGACGGGAGCTGTATAAAGCAGTTCCTTTTCCTTTTTGCAAGCCGTGAATATTACAGCGAGGATGTAAACCTCTGTCTTGATAATCTCGGCTTTTACGAAAAGTTCGAGGAATGGATCGAGCATCAGAACGACGATGAATGTCTTCCCGAACTTGACGGAGAGCGTGAGCCGATCAGCATTGAAGTGCTGACAAAAGGCTACGCTTTTTCCGCAGAAGCAGATACCGCAAGGTATCAGATACAATTACGTTTATTATACGAGGAGGAATAACCTATGGCTAATAAGATAGTTGAAAGACACAAGATTCTCGCTTTCTACGGTGTTCCGGGTACAAATGATGCCGTTACCTACCACCGTATGAAGAAGTTCACGCAGTTCTCCCACAGCAAGAACCCCATCGAGTACAGCAGACAGTACGTTGACGAGCCTTTCCAGCAGACAGATGTTGTAGGCTTTGCGCCGTCATACTCTTATGCTTTCGATAAGCATACAGACCTGCCTGTTCAGACTGATATGGTCAATATCACTAACGAGGAGAAGCTGGGCGACGATGCTGTACGTACCATCATCCTTGTGGATACTACCACAGCTACAGGCACAACAAGTGTTACCGCTACTGCCTATAAGCGTGACTACTCTGTTATCCCCGGCACTGAGGGTGACAATATCAATATCTACACCTACTCAGGTGACCTCAAGGCAAGGGGCGAGCAGTCTCAGGTGACTGTATCCACTTCCGATGACTGGCAGACAATAACTATCAGTGAATAGATGAACGGAGCTGAGCCGGAGATGCTGAATCTGAACAAGGTTCAGCTATCCGACGTCACTCCAACAACAAATGATCTGACGGACGATGAGGAGTCCGAATCCGAGGAGGAATGAGCCTATGAGCCTTAAATGGGAAATAAACGGTCTGAGTCTTGAGCTTGATCTTGACAATGCAGATAACATGGAACGCTATGAAAATGCCTTTGAACTTATGGCAAAGGAAGAAAACGAGATACCAAAGGACGGAAGACAGTCCGAGCGGATAAGAGCTTACTGTCAGCTTTTCCACCACCTTTATGACCGTATTTTCGGTGATGGTACGTCCGATCAGATATTCAGTGGCATCCCCGACAGCGTAAAGGCCTGCGACGAGATATACCTCAGCTTCCTTAACTTCGTACAGGAGCAAAGAGTATCTGCCGCCCAGGAGCGGGCAGAGTGGCGTGCTAAGTATTTCCCCAACCGGAAGCAGAGAAGAGCAGCTGAAAAAGCTGTAAAAAAGTCTGCTAAGAAATGATAAACGCACTGTATGAGCATTTCCCTGAGACGGTCATGATAAATGGAAAAGAATACCAGGTTCTGACTGATTTCAGGGACTGGCTCAGGTTTGCTGATATGCTGGAGGATAAAGACATCCCGGACCGTGAAAAGCTGTTCATGATGTCACAGTGGCTGGAGGATGCCCCAGCTGTTATCAGTAAAGAAGTAGTAACAGCATTGTGCAGATTCTATCGTGCAAACGAACTTGAACAGGATATTCCGGAAGACGTGGACGGTGGCACCGATGAGATCCGCCGTCCTCCTGTTATAAGCTGGAAGATAGATGCAAAATATATCATCGGCGACTTCCTGCGGTATTACAGAATAGACCTGCTGACAGCAGAAATGCACTGGTGGAAGTTCAGAACGCTTCTTTCGGCTCTGCCCGATGAATCGCAGATGATGAAGCGCATTGCTTACCGAAGCGCCGACCTGAGCCTGATAAAGAATGAAGCCGAGCGAAAACGCATCATGCGTATGCAGCAGCTCTATGCTCTGCCGTTCGAGCTGGACGATGAGGACATCGGTGCTGTTTTCGCAGGAGGTGTGATGTGAAGAAACTTTCCATGCCGCCTATTGAAAGAAAATGGGTAAAATGCCCGTACTGCGGCGCAAAAGTAATGCTGTACGACAATACAGCACAGTGCAGAGGAGTATTTATAAAATGCTCCCGTGGCTGCAAAAAAGAATTTGAAATAAAAATAATCGAAGGAAAACAAGTGCATTGAGCCGATGAGCCGCACATTCCGAACATCAAGGAGGGATAGTGCGTGTTCGACGGTACACTGAAATTTGATACTGCCATAGATCAGACAGGCTTCAAGCTGGGGCTTTCGGGTCTCGGCGGCATTGCTAAAACGGGAATGAGCGTAGTCACTAAGGCTGTCACTGCGGCTTCGGGTGCAGTTTCGGCTCTTGGTGGGTATGCAGTCAATGTAGGTAAAGAATTTGAAGCGAGTATGTCGCAAGTAGGTGCAACTCTCGGTCTCTCAGTAGAAGATATTGCTAATAATGCCGAGGTCACAATAGGCGGTACTGTCACAAGAGCGGGCGATGCAATCGATAAACTGACAGCAAAAGCTGAGGAAATGGGTGCTAAAACCTCGTTTTCTGCTTCACAAGCCGCTGAAGGACTTAATATCCTTGCAATGTCGGGCTATGGTGTAGATGAAGCTATATCCATCATAAACAGCACTCTCGACCTTGCTGCCGCAGGTGGAATAAATCTTGCCGAATCCGCTTCATACATTACCGGCTCGATGAAAGGTTTTGCAAGTGAGGCTTCAAACTTTGCAGATGAGACGGAAGCCTCCGCATACTATGCTGACCTTATGGCTAAGGGTGCAACAATGGCAGCAACCGATGTTAATAACCTCGGTATCGCAATGTCAGGTGCTGCTGCTATTGCTGACAGCTACAAGCAGAATTCCACAGAAACCGCAGTTGCACTCCTAAGACTTGCTGAACAGGGTGAAACAGGCTCAGCCGCCGCTACAGCTCTTTCTGCGGCTATGAAAGACCTGTACTCACCAACAAGCACGGCTAAAAAAGCACTTGAATCGCTGGGAGTCAGTGCATACACGGCAAGCGGTGAAGCTAAAGACTTCAATGAGGTAGTCGGTGATCTTGATAAAGCTCTTTCAAATCTGACAGCAGAGGATAGAGCAAGTATGGAAGATGCTATCTTCGGTATTCAGGGAAAAGCGGCATTTGATAAAATGATTGTCTCTACCGAAGATAAAGTGCAGAGCTTTTATGACGGGTTATCCGAAGCAAGCGGGAGCGCCGCAACTCAAGCACAGACAATGCTTGACAACCTTGAGGGCGATCTTACTATAATGAATTCCGCTGCTGAGGGATTTGGAATAAGCATTTACAAGGCTCTCAATGATCCTCTTCGTGATCTTGTACAAACAGGAACAGAATATATCGGTCAACTTACATCCGCTTTCAAAGAAGGCGGTTTCGAGGGACTTGCCGATGCTTTCGGCGACGTTCTCGGTCAGGCTGTAACAAAAATAACAGAATATATCCCTGCAATTGCAGAAATGGGCGCCTCTGTGATAACCGAATTTGTCAGCGGTATCATGGATAACATCAGTACTGTATCGGGTGCAGCTTCACAAATACTTCTTACCATCACTGACACCGCTGTGCAGGTAATACCTCAATTCCTCATCGCAGGCACTGAGATGATCGGCACTCTGGCTCAGGGGCTGGCAAACGCAGCACCTCAGCTTCTGGATTCCGCCGCTGATGGAATTAAGCAGCTTGTGGAGGGATTCGCTGAAAATCTGCCTCTTATCATTAACGCAGGCGCAGACATTTTTTCTGCATTTGCTGACGCTCTGAGCGAACATCTTCCCGAACTTGTGACCGTTGCTCTGAACGCAGTTCAGCTTATTGCAGATTCGCTCATTGCCAACCTTCCAGAACTGCTCAGCGCCGCTCTGACCATCATACAGGCATTGGCGCAGGCGGTTCTCGACAACATCCCTCTGCTCATAGAGATAGCTGTACAGCTTGTGGATGAGCTCGTAGACTTTCTCATCAGCAGTATACCTGTGATTCTGAATGCAGCTGTAAAGCTGTTCATGGGACTTGTCAATGCACTGCCGCAGATAATATCCGCACTGCAAAAAGAATTTCCGAAACTGCTCAAAGCGGTTCTTGGAATGTTCCCACAGATCTCACAGGCGATCACTCAGGCAATGCCGGCAATTATCACCGCTGTCACAGAAACATTGCCGATAATCATAGACGCTGTTGCACTCGCTCTCCCTGATATCATTACAGGCATTATCGATGCACTTTCTTCATCGGGCGGTCAGCTTCTTGAAGCGTCGGTACAGCTGTTCTCGGCTCTTGTGGATGCGCTCCCTGTTATTCTTGAAGCGCTCATTGAACAGCTTCCTATGATTATAGGTGCGGTGATCACAGTTCTTGGAGAAGCTGCTCCCGAACTTGCAAAGGCATCGCTGACACTGTTCATGGAGATAGTAAAGGCTATCCCTCAGATTATAGCAGAAGTTGTCAAGGGAATTGCACAGCTTGGCACTGCGGCAGCTGAAGGAATAGGAAATATTCTCGGCGATGGTCTGAAGATCATTGTCGGATGGTTCGCTGATACTCTTAATACGGCAAAACAGGGCGCTGTTGACATCGTCAGCGGTGTAATGGAGTTCATGAATGAGCTCCCCGGGAAGATAGGCGATATGCTTGGTAAGGCACTGGGAAATATTGCAAAATGGTGCATTGAAGCTCCTGACAAGGCAAAAGACGCAGCAAGTCGTTTCCTCGACAATGTAAAAGCCTTCTTCTCTCAGCTCCCCGACAGGATAAGAGAATTCCTTGATAAGGCGCTGGACAAGGTCACAGAATGGGCAAGGAATCTGACCGAAAAGGGCAGGAATGCTGCAAGAGACCTTGTTAATGCTGTTGTGAACGGCATCACATCACTGCCGCAGAAGATGGCTGATGCAGGAAGAAATCTTGTGCAGGGGCTCTGGAATGGCATCACAGGAGCAGGATCATGGCTGAGAGACAGGATATCTGACTTCGGTCAGGGTATCATTAACGGCTTCAAATCCGCTTTTGGTATAGCATCGCCGTCAAAGGTGATGAGAGACCAGGTCGGTAAATATATCGCTCAGGGTGTTGGAGTAGGCTTCACGAATGAGATACCTGATATTGCAAGAGAGGCTGTAAGCGCTTTTGAAGATATAAAGCTGACTGCTCCGGAACTCGATGTTCCCGAACTAAAAATCGACACTCCTGTTATCGAAGCTCCTGAGCTTGCAATAGAAACTCCGGTCATTGAAGCGCCGGAACTTGAAATCGATGTTCCCGACATAAATGTCGGTGACAATATCAGTCTTCCTGATCTCAACACGGATATCCCTGCAATACAGCTTGAAGTGCCTGAGATAAGCGTTCCTGAGCTTAATGTATCAACTCCCGATATTAGCGCTCCGGAACTGGAAGTACCTGAGATAGATATCCCCGAGTTAAGCATAGATAGTCCTGAAATACCGGAGCCCGAGACACCGCAGTTCTCCATCCCTGAGATCGAATCACCTGAGATCAGACTTGAAACTCCCGAGATAGATGTTCCCGAACTGAGAATAAAAGCTGAAGAACCAGACATCACTATTGAAAACGAAATACACAGCGCCCCACGAATAGACGAATCTGCTTTCAGTGCACTGCGAGATCAGAGTATCGATATCAGCGCTTCGTTTGCGCAGCCTGCCGCATCCTCTGAGGTCGTTAATAACAGCTTCACATATAACAATACCCCCGAAAACAGAAACGCTCCTGAGAGTTCTCAGGAAATTGTGCTGAACGCTCAGTTTACAGTCGGTGAAGAAATCGTCGCAGAAGGAGTACAGCGCATCATCATTAACGAAACTGACAAGCAGCAGGGCATTACAGTCAAGCTGAAAAAGAGAGGTGTTACAACATGATAAAGGGCATTACTGTAAACGGCAGTCACAGCTATTACAATTTTGGTCTGCGTATGCTGAAGCGCTCTATAGGCTCTCCGCCAAAAGATGAGCACCTTGAACGTGTACCCTACAGTAACATTACTTACGATTTCGATGAACTGTTCGGCAATTCAAGCTACGGCGAACGTCAGCTTATATATCAGTTCGATCTGATGCAGCGTCACGGCCGTAATGCTGAGGACAGACTCGTTCGTATCATCAACAGTCTGCACTGGAAAGGGCGCAAAGAGCTTTATGATGATCTGCTCCCGAATTATTATTTTGAAGTCCGTGAGCCAACTGTGACATATACTGAGGATCATGGTATTTATAAGCTGACGATAACGTTTATGGCGTCCCCTGCGATGCTGCCCAAAAACAGCAAAATGAAATACACTCCCTCGAATGTAGTGATCCCTGATGTTGACGAAAACGGAATAGTTGACAACCGGGACGCTGCAATGATACTGAGTGCCTACTCCGGCAGTATAGATCTTACCCCCGAACAAATGAACGCTGCTGACGCTGACCGTAACGGTTTGGTTGATGGCCGTGATGCTACACTTGTAGCATCATTTTACGGCAAAGCATCAACAGGAGCTTACGACGGCCTCAGCGTTCCGGAGGCATGGGCAGCATTTATGAATGAAACTTTCGGCGATGAAGGAGGTGTATACTGATGTATACCATTTCGATTATAAACGGCGGCGCATCCGAGATCATACATGAAAGCGATCCTGAAAGCATACGCCGTCTCAGATCAGGAAAGTGGGCTGACGAAGTCAACTGCGTACCGTCTTTCGATTTTTCTATGTTTGCTTGCCATCCGAGCTGTTCTTCACTCCATGATCGTAAGACCATCGTATCAGTTTTCAACAACAAAACTAACGATGTTGATTTTGAAGGCCCGCTTATTATGTCAGAGGATGAGGTTACCAGGAACGGCAAAGCTTACAGGTCGTGTATCTGTGAGGGATATCTTGGGTATCTCTGTGATAGTATCCAGCCTTACCACCACTATGAGAGCAATACAGTCACGGAATTTCTCACAGGGCTTCTGGATTATCATAATTCTGTAACTCCCGTTGAAAAGCATATTTACCTCGGCTCATGTGATTTCTCAGGCGATAACACCAACAGCAAGACTACTGCTTACAGGAATACTCTGGAGGAGATCAAGGTCAATCTGATACAGCGCCTTGGCGGAGAAGTCCGTATACGCAAGGCAGACGGAAGACTTGTGCTCGATTTTCTGAAGCAGTACGGCAAAAAATGCAATACTGTCATAGAACTTGCTAAAAATATACAGTCGCTGAATGTATCTACCGACTCATCCAGCATAATCACAAGACTTGTTCCTCTGGGTGCTCAGCTGAATGATGAGACCGCCGAGCGCCTGACTATTGCAGAAGTGAACAGTGGATGTGTTTACATCGATGATACGGCCGCTATTGAGAAGTATGGAGTAATCATGGGAACGCAGATATTTGACGATATCACGCTCCCCGAAAACCTGATACAGCGTGGCAGAGAAAGCCTTGAAAACAATAACCGTGTCAGAAAAGCCTATGCTGCCCAGGTTCTGGATCTGTCGCTCATTGACAGCAATACGGACAGCATAAAGGTAGGTAATACATATCGTTTCAGACACAGCGTTATCGGGCTCGATGAAGATCTCAGGCTCATGAAAGTATCTGTGGATATCTTCAAGCCTTATCAGCCGGATGTCGAGATCGGTGACAAGGCGGAGTCCATAACTGACATAGCCACAAGAACAGCACGGCTTATAGAGTATGAGCTTCCTGAGCAGAAAATAGATATCCTTGCATCTGCAAAAGCTACAGCAACTGCGCTTATCAACGCAGGTATAAACGGCTATGTTGTTGTCAACACCAATGAGATACTGATAATGGATACTCTCGACAAAGAGACAGCAACTCATGTATGGCGGTTCAATGAGAACGGATGGGGATACAGCAAAACAGGATATAACGGTACATACACCACTGCTGCTACTTTGGACGGCGGCTTCGTTGCTGACTTCATCACAGCAGGGGTTCTGCGAGGTCTTGAGATCGTGAACGGAAACAATACATTCCATGTTGATACCGATGGAAATGTCACCGCCGCATCAATAAATATAACAGGCGGTTCAATAAATATCGAGACAAATTCAGGAAGTGTGGATGTGATACAGCTAAAATACAGCGATCAGAACTCATCCCAAAGAATGATCATATCTCCTGCGGCGGTTACTCTGGAAAATAATAACAATGGCAGCACGAACAGAACTATTATGAACGGCAGCGGTATCACTATGACAGGTGCTATCAATACTAATAGCTCAGTCTATGCAGGTGGTACGATCCATGGAAGCACCGTCTCGTCTTCGGGAAATATAAATGCTGACGGTAATGTTTACGGCAGTCAGCTTCTCTACCAGAAGAACGGCGGCTATTACAATGTACAGACTATGATAGATCGTCTGTGGGATGAAGTATTCGGAGGTGGTTCATAATGCTTAGATTTTACGATAAGCTCCCTGATATGGAGTGTCTGACAGGTGATGCTTCACCTGTATTCAATATTGAAGCAGAAACGTCTTATGATCTTAACGAATGCACGATGTATATGGTGCTTACAAAAGATACAGATCCAACATCTGCGATAGTGACAAAAGAATGCGAATTTTTCAACAATATATTCTCTGTCCAGCTTTCAAGCAGTGATACGGCAGGGCTTATGGAAGGCTCATATTCATTATATTTCTCACTCCATACTCCTGATGAGCTGAAGCATAAAAAACTCTACGGCCACATCTATATCAAGGCTTCAGCCTCTGTCTGATCGGAGGTGAAAGAATGCCGAAACTGATTTTTAGTTTTACTCCTGAAGTAAAACTGCGTGTATTCTTCACTGAAAAGATTGAAGAACACTTTGACCCTACAGACGAAAACGATTATATTTATGACGGCAATACGATAGTTTACTACATCGGCACAAGCAAGCGCCCCGAAATACCGCAGACCCTGGGCGGAGTTCAGGTGCTTGCAGTTGAGCGCACGGCTTTCAATGACACCGATGTGGAAGCTGTGAAATTCCCCGACGGAATGGAGGTAATAGAATGAGCATAACAGGAACAGGAACTATAGACGATCCGTATGTAGTTACCACATGGGACGAGCTCGGACTGAAAGGCAGTGAGGGCACTCAGCAAACTGCCGTATACGTGAAACTGGGAAATGACATTGATATTCTGGACGAATACCCCGACGGCGATGTGCCGTACATCACGATCTCATCCCACGTTGACGGAGACGGCAAGTCCATCAAAAATCTTTACTCGACCGAAGTCGGTCAGAATGCGATAATAAGGGTTTCCTACGGCAGTCTCAGTAACGTAAAAATTAAGAATATCTACTCATATCAGACAGTGCTGTCCACTTCAAATATAGGTTCAGAAAGACGTTCAGCCTTTACTGACTGCGAATTTTCGGGCGTTTGCAAGGAGCTTTTCTACAAAGCCTCGGGATATGCCACCGCCTTTACACGGTGCTCCTTCAATATCAACGGCACTTCGTCGCTCACGTCCTCGACCTATCCGCCGCTGTTTGTGAGCTGTTTCATCAGATTCAAATCAACTGCCACGCAAATTTTCATGTTCAGTAATACCTCATCCTCTACAATGCAGATGATGAATGCATCATATCTTGAAGCGGAAATGCCCAATATGCTGGCGATCACACTGAACAGCTCCGGTACGACAACGAACGACACTAGAGTCTACATCGACAACTCAGTTCTGGATATCACAACGGATTCGGAGTTCACGGTAGGCTGTGCATCAGGCACGAGAGCGACATCCATCCTCAGAAGTGCTCACGGTCCGGATATTATCGCAGCGGACAATGTGGCAGCTGTGGACGAAACTCACTGGCTTGACGCTGATTATCTCAGCAGTATCGGATTCAGCATCGAGGTGGCATCATGA